TTGGACTTCTTAATCATATTGCTTTAACCAAAGGTAAATTCAATGTACTTCTTCTTGTGGCAAAGAAAGTGCACAAGGATACTTGGAAAAGAGAGTTTGAGAAATGGGGTCTTAACCGAAACATCAAGGTTACAGCTGAATGTTATGAATCCTTGAAGAAGCATGCTTGTGAAACCTTTGACATTGTGGTTCTAGATGAGGTTCATCATATCCAGAGTGAATTGAGACTTCAATTGCTTCAGTCTTTAGGATTTGAGTATATGATAGGTCTTAGTGCCACTATTCCCAAGAAACTCAAGTACTACTTGATGCAGATATATAAGATAGGTCTTGTACGGTGTTCTTTGCAGGATGCTATTGAAGACGGAATCTTACCTGAACCTGAGATTATGCTGTTGCCTTTACAACTTGACAATACTGTTAAATGTGAAGAGATAGAAGTTAATCCAAAGGGATCTAGAGGTACTATCTACGATGACTATGAGAAGTTGTGGTACTATAAGAAGAGCAAACTTCATGCTATTCTCAGATGTACCAAGAAGCAGAAACTTCAGTATATGGACATGCAGATACTCTACACTAAGCGGGCTTATATGGTTCGGAGGACAAAAGGTCTTGAACGCCGATGGCTCAAGATGTGTGGTGACAGACTGAAATATCTGGCTGAATGTAAGAATGACCTGGTAAAGCAGTTGCTTGAAAAGTTGCAGGATAAGCGTGTACTCACATTCTGTTCCAGCATTGAGCAGACTGAGATGCTGGGAAAGAACTGTATTCATTCCAAGAACAAGATGGCCGAAAAGGTGCTGAATGATTTCAATGAAGGTAGAATAAACCACATTACAGCCTGTCAGATTCTCAACGAGGGTGTTAATCTTATTGGGTGCCAATGCGGGGTGTTCTCCAATATTAATGCATCTGACATCATTAAAATTCAACGTGTTGGCAGAATACTTAGACATGAGCATCCTGTGGTCATTATCCCCTATTACGAGAATACTCGTGAGGAGGAGATTGTAGAGGAGTGGATTAGTGCCTATGATGAGAAACTTGTACATAAGTATAACAGTTTAACGGATTTGACAGATGCAATTATCAATCGATGAAAGACAATGTTCCAAGTATCATCTTTCTCCACAACAGTTGCTTGTAGCACTTGCCGTGAGAAGCACCGAGGACTTCAAGGCATTGTGGAAAGACCTGTTGCAGAGAGAAGTGATTGTAAAGCATGACGGACAGTGGATGATCACCCAGCGCTGGAATGACAGGGTTGACGACATCCTCATGGAATCCACAGGTAAAACCGAGAGTGAGGACAGGCTCACTGAATTGGCCAAAAAGATGCGTAAGGAGTATCCTGACGGAAAAATTCCAGGCACCAGCTATTATTACAGGTGTAATGTCGGTGAAGTGGCATCCAAACTCAAGAGGTTCTTCCTTAAGTACGGTAATTACAGTGATGATGAGATTATCGCTGCAACCAGGAGGTTTGTCAATGACAAGAAGGGTGACGTGTATTTCCCGCTTCTCAAGTACTTCATCTGGAAACAGAAAACTGTGCGTGATGAATGGGGAGTAGGACATGTCGAGGAGGTTAGTACCCTTGCTACTTACCTTGAGAACAGCCAGCAGGAGGGGGAGAAGGAAGGGAAGGCGACTAATGATAACTCTTGGCTGTTCAGCAGCAGGAATTGATAATGGGACTAATTGACAGAGTTCTTGACAATCTTGAGGAGAGAAGGCAAAAAGTACTTGACGGTGGCATTAACTGCATTCCGTCGCCATTTGCATCTTTCCGAAGGGATTTTCCTGGTATAGAGCAAGGTAAATACGTGTTAGTCAGTGGTGCTTCAAAAAGTGGGAAAAGCCAGATAACCAATTATCTGTTCTTATATACCCCGATTCTCTATGCTTATCAACATCCTGACCAGATAAGAGTTAAGATATTCTATTTCCCTTTTGAAGAAACCCCTGAGAATATTACTCTTAGATTCATGTCCTATCTTCTGTATACGTTGTCAGGAATGAAGATAAGGATATCTCCGATGGATCTCAAATCTACAGATTCTGACCATGTGCTTGACCAGGAAATCCTTGATGTATTAAAAAGTGGTGAGTATCAAAGCATTCTTCAATTTTATGAATCCCATGTTCACTTTCTAAGTGACCGTAATGCTACCGGAATCTATAAAACTATCGAGAGATATGCTGAAGAAGCCGGTACTGTCCACAGAAAGACAATCACCATTGAGAACAGTACTACAGGAGTAAAGCAACAGAAAGAGGTCTTTGACTATTATGAGCCCAAAGACCCTGATGAATATGTCATCATTATCTGTGACCATGCATCTATACAGACTCCAGAAAGAGGCATGGACTTGAGGGAATCTATCAATAAACTTTCCGAGTATATGATGATTGCCCGCAACAAGTATCATTATACTCCTGTACTGGTTCAACAACAGGGTCAGGAAACGAATAGTCTGGAAGCTTTCAAGGAAAAGAAAATTACCCCTACGCTCATGGGGTGTGCTGATTCGCGCAATCCGCCAAAAGACGTAAATTTGATGTTGGGTATCACTAATCCTTTCAGCTTTGAACTACCCAAGTTTCCTGATAACGCGTTAGGCTATGATATCACAAAGCTTAAAGGCTGTGCTAGATTTCTCAATGTGGTGCTAAACCGTGATGGAGAATCTAATGGTATGCTTGCTCTGTATTTTGACGGAGCAACGAACTTTTTCACTCCTTTGCCCAAGTCCACAGACATGGCTAATATGAAGAAAGTCTATGACTTAATACAAAGGAACGAATCCACAAGAACCTAACAGGTTCGTTTCAATCTTTATAGTGCATAACAAATGTTGTAGCAAGGGTGCAGTGTTTACTGTACCTTTGCTGTAATCATTATCTATTTATTAATCAATTAATTAACAATTAAAAGAGTAGAAGAAAATGGCTGTAATAGTAGCAGTACTAGGCAGTAGTGGTGACGGAAAAACCACAAGTACCATCATCAATCCTGATGGTAAGTTTGACCTTGGTAACTATCAAGGTATGGACCCCAAATCTCATTTCATTCTCAATCTTGACAGAAAAACATTGCCTTTTCCTGCAGGTATGTGGGGTGTAAAACAGCGCAATTATGTAGAGCCTAAGAACTTTGATGAAATTCGAAGTGCTTTGACTTATTGTGCCAAGCAAAAGGAAATCAAGTCTATTGCCATTGATACCATTAATATCTATTTGGCAATGAAAGAGTTCAATGAGCGTAAGAAGCTTTCATTTGACAATTGGCGTGATATTGCTAATGATGTAATTGAGCTGAACACATTATGTAATACTACTTTACGTGATGATCAGATTGTCTATATCATGGGACACACTATGCTTCAGACTCAACAGGATGGCACTGAGAAGACTGTATTCAGTGTTATTGGTAAGAAGTTAACCAAGACTCAACCTGAAGGATTTTATCCTATTGTGCTGATGACCAGAGTTGAGTATGGTGACAATGGTGATAACAAGTTCTATTTCCAGACCAAAGCAAATCATTCCAGTGCCAAGACTCCCCTGGGATTGTTCAATGAGTTTGAGATCCCTAATAGTCTGAAGTTGGTAGACACCAAGATTAGAGAGTATTATAAAATGAAGTAATGTCTTTAAGACAAAAATAAACATTAACAACCAAATTAAATTATTAAAACAAACAAAATGGAGAAGCGTATTTCAACAAGAGAATTGGCAGCAATTAAGCGTATTGCCATGAATGTAAATCCCCTCGTCGTAAAGAAGAACAAAGCCAAGGAGAAGATTGACCAGTGGACCAAGGAGTATGAGGCTCTTGACAGGGATATTAAGGCTTATGAAAGCGGTATCATCGCTCAACTTGGCTTGCGTACTGAACAGGTGGTTACCAAGGTTGTGGAGCCTACTGGCAAAACTGACAAGAACGGCAAAGAGGTTAAGGCAACCAAGTATATCATCAACCCCAATGTTCGCTTTGACAGTGAGACCAGCGAGTATGTAGTCACCATTGAGGATGAGAATGACAGTGAGGGTACTCCTGTTGCAGAAGGCGATAAGGAAGTCGCTCCTGTCAATGAGAATCCTGTGCAGCAGACTGTGGACGAGTGCATAAATCCTGTGGTTGAGGAGCAGCAGGAAGAGACCGTAGAGCAGCCTGAGGAAGTCTTTGAGGAAACATTCCAGTTTTAATCAACAATAACTTATTAAACGTTTAATAAAAATTTATCACTAAAATGAAGAGTAGTTTTAGTTTTCTTACCGTAGGTAAAACCAGTGAGTCACGTGAGGCAGGTGAAAGCTTCAAGAGGTATATCGGTCTTGCGTCATCCTATGTGTTGGCAGTCAATCCCAATGCCAAGGAGCTTGAGAAGATTTATGGACGCGAGATGCCTGAGCCTGAGTACACAGGTGAACGTGATGGAGTGAAGTTTGCACGCATTGACTTCATCCTCAAGACTGACCCTGAGGTGAACAACGGCATTGAAATTATCAATAGGGCCAGTTTCTTTATCCGCAATGAGTCTGCCATCAGTAGAGATGGTATGAGCCAGCAGGTGATTGATATCTATGGCAATACCACTTGGGGTAACATTGAGGATGTGAAGGAGAAGAAGCCTCTGTTGACCAAGAACGGCAATCCTGCCAAAATTGGTCCTGTTTATCGTCCCTGTTACAACGGTGAAGCTGATTTGGTTGCTTTCCTGAAGGCTTATCTGGTGGTGCCTGAGGTGTTCACTTACCCTAATGGCAAGTGGGAACTGGGTGCTAATGCTGACGAAGGCAGGTTCCAGTTGGATAACATCAAGAATTATTTCAATGGTAATGTCAAGGAGTTGCGTGATGCCATTGCTATGCAGCCCAACAATAAGGTGAAGATGCTCTATGGTGTCCGCACCACTGATGACAACAAGCAGTATCAGGATGTATGTACCCGTGGTGACATGATCCTGCCTAACTACAGCAATGCTGTTGACAGGCTGGAGAAGCGTCTTGCAGAGGCAAAGGCAAACGGCTCATGGCCCAATACTGAATACAAGGTATGTGTTCTTCAGGAGTATGCTGTAGAGCCTACTAACCTGGAAAATGCTGTGGAGGACAGCTCTACAGCCACGCCCTGGGATTAATCTGAAATAATCCATTCACCTTAAACAGCGTAACACCATGACAATCGGGAAAACCTCCAAAAGCATCACAGTGGACGATGTCCTGAGCAGATGTAATGAAGCGGATATAGTGGGAAATTACTTCGGGGTAACCAAGATACCCTGCAAGATGAATTCACCATTAAGGGTTGACAAGCATCCTTCATTCGCTTTTTATGCCAATGATGCGGGACATGTCTATTACAAGGATTACGCTACAGGTGAATCAGGTGACATCATCAGCCTGATGCAGCAGTACTGGAATTGTTCATTCACAGACACACTGTGCAGGCTGTATGATGAAACCGTCGGTGATAAAGGTGTGGTGATAACGGGTACTAACGGCAATTACAAGCCCAAGGTCAAGATTGTGTACAATAAACCTGATATCCAGGTGAGGATAAGGGATTGGAGACAATATGATCTTGACTATTGGGCAAGTTACGGGATAAGCCTTAAGTGGCTCAAGTATGCCATGGTCTACCCTGTATCCCACACCATCGTCACCAAGACTGAGGATGACGGAACATTGGTAAAATATGCTATTCCGCTGGACAAGCATTCCTATGTATATCTTGAGAAGAAGGACGGTATGATACAGTTCAAGATATACCGTCCCTTCAACAAAGACGGCTTCAAGTGGTTCAGTAGGATGGATGGTTCTGTAGTGTCACTTTGGACAAGACTTCCTGAGAAAGGAGATATGGTATGCGTATGTTCCTCATTGAAGGATGCTTTATGTCTATGGGCCAATACAGGAATACCAAGCATTGCTGTGCAAGGTGAAGGCTACGGAATGTCA